CTATCGACAGTGGACTTGTACATGCGATGTTAAATGTTGCGGGGATAAAATTCAATTCACAGCAGGATTTTAGTCTGTATGTAGACCGATACAAGACGTCGGTGGACAACTGTAATCTTCTAGGGATATGGGAGGAGGGAGGTATGTACGATCAGGCTCGGGATATGCGTCGTATGATAGATCCCGCACAATCCCACAAGTATATTCCAGCTCAATCTCTTGAGTTTTTTTATTACGTTGACCACCCACAATATGCTCCTATTCGGAATAAGAGAGTGCTGATTATAAGCAGCCATTACGATACGGTTCAACGACAGCTCAAAATGATGAGTTCAGTGTTTTCCAAACCTATTTTTGAGAACTGTGAGTTTTTTGTCCTGAAACCCCCCCAGCAGAACGGTGGGAGTTCTGACGGTCGCTCGTGGCACGTGCACATGGAAGATTTTGAAAGGCGTGTTCGAGAGGTTCATGAAACGTTCAAGTTTGATACAGCGCTGGTAAGCTGCGGGGGATTTGGGATGCCTATCTGCGACTTTATCTATACGAAACTTGGTTCAAGTGCGGTGTATGTTGGAGGAGGACTTCAATTATTTTTCGGGATTCTCGGAAGTCGGTGGGCAGATAATCCGACTATACAGAAGCTACGGAATCCTTACTGGAGGTTTCCTCTAGATAGCGACAAGCCAGCAAATTGTCACCTTGTTGAGGGCGGATGTTACTGGTAGATAAAATGATGGTTGGTAATAAAATGTCGTGGTGTATTGTATACCTTGCTTCTCCAGCTGCTAGACACATTGGGTGTGAACCCTTCTGTAGTAAACTTGATATCCTTCGGGCGTCTATGCGAATTGCCAGGTCTATCTTTCCGACCAAGGATATCTACGTATACCACGAAGATTTTACCCAGAAAGAGTTTGACTACCTCCCACCGGCGACATTTATCCAGATTGATTTTAAGGGACATGAAGACAAGTATAATCCAGCCACTGGTCGGAATTATGGTTATCTCATGATGTGCCGCTTCTTTTCGGGGGTCCTACAGAGCCGCCCTGAGCTACAGCAGTATACACACTATATGCGACTGGACGACGATTCCTACTTTGTATCACCTCTTATTACAGGGGCAGGGGTAGATGAGATGATATCGCACGATTACGTATACCGTTCACTCTTTAATGAAGGTCAGTCTCAGCAGGGTCTTTTTGATTTCACTGTAAAATTCATGCAAGATAGGGGGCTTGTGGTGAACATGGCTGGCCTTGAATCGTCTGGGTTCACACGAAATGGAAAGTATACTGGTATAGCTCCCTACAATAATTTCCACGTTTCCAGCCTTGCACTCTGGAAACGTCCACTTGTTCGTGAGTATGTCGAGGAACTTGAAAAGTCTAATAGTATTCTTCGTCACGGATGGCTGGATGCGAATATACATGCGATGATCGCAGGGGTCCTGGTTCCGTGTGCAGTCCATGTTGGAAACTTTGGATACCACCATAATAAGCACTTATCAGTGTTGAATTCCGCCGCCATCTATTGGAATGATTCACTGCCGTTTCATCCATGATTCTCTCAATACATACTGCGTCTACAGCCTATATTGAGCCCTGTTTCCAGGACCGTTATTTATTTATTATCACAAACAACCACACAGTAACACCACCGTGTAACTGTTTAGTTGGAGTAGGCCAGGCCGCCCATGCCGGACATGACGCGGAGCACGTTGTAGTTGACGGCGTAGATGCGGACCTTGGCCGTGCGCGCCGACTGGACCGTGTTGACGGACAGCGTCAGGTTGAGCGTCGCCTTGTCAATGCGCGAGAAGTTGCACGTGCCGCTGGGCTGGTGCTCCTCGGGCTTCAGGGCAAACGAGTAGACGTTGACACCCACCGACGGCGTGCGCGAGTGGTGCTGCCACGGCTGCACCTTGTCGAAGTAGCGGCCCTCGCGCTCGTCGAAGCGGTCCTGGCCGTTGAGCTGCACCTTGGCAACCTCCACAGGGTTCTTGCCCTCGCACTTGACGTTCGAGGCGAGGATGACCTTGGCGAGCAGGTAGTTCGTGGTGCCCTCAAAGAACTGGTCTCCCTGGCTCGACGAGCCATCGTAGATCTGCGAGCCCGTCGTGAGGCCAGCACCCGAGGCGAGGCCCAGGCCGGGCAGGTAAGGGAATGTCGTGCCTGCCGCCGTGCCCACACCAGAGCCCACACCCGAGGAGAGTGAGACCGATGGGATGCCGCCACCGGTGCCGTTGGTGGCCAGGGCGCCGCGGCCCAGGACCGCCGTCACGATGCCCTCCGTCGACCAGTCGTCGGAGTAGTTGAACGGCTGCTGGCCGTACGCCTCCTGGATCCACGGCGTCGGGGGGGCGTTGCAGTCAACGAACGAGTCACGCTGGACTACCCAGATCAGCTCCTTAACCGGGTGGTTAAAGTTCATCTGGATCTTGTTCGAGGAGGCGGTGACCGTCTCGTCGCCCGTGAACTGGAGCTGGTCAATCAGGTACTCGTGCGACTGCTGGGCGAAGCGGCGGCGCTCCTCCGTGTCGAGGTAGACGTAGTCAATGTACAGCGAGGCGGCAACCAGCTGGAGCTGGGAGACGGCCGTGACACCGTTGCCCAGGTTGATCGTGCCAGTGGACACCGGCTGGGTGCTCGTGGGCGTTGCCGACGCAACCTCGGCGTAGCAGCAGTTGTAGTTCTGCTCGAACTCGACGTTGATGCGCACCTCGTGGTACTGGAGGGCGATCAGCGGGATGGCCAGGCCAGGGTTGCGGCAGTACCAGAACTGGAGGGGGATGTACAGCGTCTTGAGCGGGCAGCCGGCACGGGACAAGCACGAGTTGGTGGCCTCCGAGGCGGCGCACGTGGCGTCCAGGGCTACACCGGCGGCGTCCTTCAGCAGCACGAGGTCGGCGGAGTTGCCCACCATGTCGTCGAACGACACCTGGGTGCCGACGGGCTGCGTCAGCTGCGTCCAGATCTGCATCCAGTCGCCGTACTGGCGGTCAATGCGCGAGCCGCCGATCTCGATCTCGACCTGCTTGATCAGGCGGTGGCCGACGTAGTTGAGCCAGCGGAAGCGGGTGTTTACGATCGACAGCGCAATCTGGGGCAGCGTCACCTGGATGTACGTGCGGTACATCAGGTCGGCGTTGCGGCTGATGACAGCCGTGACACGGCGGCCGAAGTCGGCCTGGCCGTTGAACGTCACCTCAATCGCCTCCATGGCGAAGTTGGTGTGGCGCTTGTAGAGCACCTTCCAGAAGGTAATCTGGGGGTTGCCGGAGATGTAGATGTCCTGCGCACCATACGAGACGAGCTGCATAAGTCCGCCTCCCATTGTTTGTTATGCTCCTAACGGACATTATTTTTTTCTCGGGACATCGCCACGGCGGGTTTCCCCTACCAGACTGCGTTCGCCTTTCCAATATTTTTTTCTTCGCTAGACTGAAATGGACATCTTCTTCGTTCCAACGTCGAACGTGCTGATTAATACGTTCCTGCGTTCGATTGTCGTGATTGCGGTCATGATTCTGGGATTCGAGAGGTCGTGGTATGAAGCCTACTGGGGAGCCGTCATCCACGATGCCATATCACTACTTCTCGTGAAGCCCTACGTGTAATTCTCCATGTCCAGTATAATGAGCGGAGCCACCGTCGAGTATTCACTGAATCTACAGACGGCTCTAAACGGCGACAAGATTTCAGCCATGTGTCTAGCCCCATCGTCATTTGGATTCGGATATTACTGGAACAACTTTTATTTCGGAACGTCGAATGGCCGTGTCTACAAATATGACGAGAGTTCAGGTAGTGTAACTCGGGTAACTGTGACAGGGTATACTGGGACTCTGAGTGGAACGATTACGTCCTTAACAACTGATCCAGCGGGGAAGTATCTCTTTCTGAGTGCACCCTCAGATGGAAAGTTTCTTCGTATCGCTCTGGGATCGGTTGAAAATACAAGGAACATTCAAGCGTTCGGTTCAAATACCGGTGGAGTGGCTATTAATTCGCAGAACACTGTATATTTCATTAGTGCAAACGGCAATGCGATCTCTACCGTAGACAATTACGGCCAGGGACAAGTAAATCTAGTTTTTCAGCAACCACCCGGTTCGAACTCAATTTTTACTGGACTTGTTCTGAGTGAAGATGAAACACGCATTTATACGGCAGACAGTTACACTGGAAATATTTACTACTTTGATTTCACGTCTGGGCAAAACACCCTTCAGTCTGCGACTGCTGCATCTCCAGAAAGCAGAATATCTAGCCTTGCGGTATTGACACCAACCGATATTCTGTATACCCAGCCCAGATCAGCCTTTCCAGGAGTGTATCTGTATAACATCGTTAAAAATACAAGTATCCTTATTGCAGGTGGAGGTAGTAACACGGTATCAAGTTTTGCCCAGGACTACCAGTTCATCAATCCCAACCAAATCGCAGTGGATCCACAGGGAGATCTGTATATTACAAGCCTAAATTCGTTTGGCGCCCAGCTCTTCACAAAGGTAGCATTCAACATATTTGTCCGGTCCCCGATTGCGGCTACTATTCCATCGCCGTTTTTCCCGAACTGTGGTCTCCCAGCTCCAGGATACTGTAAGAAATCGGTAGTGCCGTTCAATCCTACCGAGTATTGGTCGTTCGCTTACCCACAAAAAGTTGCAGTAAAACGCCCATCTCCTGGAGATGGACCTGGACAAGTTCGGTATTCGTGTATCAATACTGTTACCATCCTGTGTCCTACGATTCCACCTTCTCGAGTCAATCCTGTTGTCCCTGTTCCACCACCTACACCAGTACCCCCAATCTACCCCGTGGAAACACCAACCTCACAATCTACAAAATTGTTTGTCAGCACAGGGGTGTTGTCATCCCTGCGAGTAACTACTAGGTTAACATCTATCCGAGACCTTTCCTTTCAAACATCTTCCTTTCCAATGTCGTTTGGGCCGCAGGGATACCTCTATTTCATGACACGGTCTGGGGCTCTCAATGTTCTTAACACCTCTGGTGGCACAAGATTCCCAACACCTCTCTACCAATACCCCCAGAGAACTACAGTGTCTACGCCTGTCGTTGTTTCCTTCACAGGTCTAGTAGCTTTCATCACTGATTCCAGACGATTGAACGTTATAGACCAAGTTGGAAATGTCCGATACAGCAGCAATCTGACCCAGCAAATTGCGGGAGCTCCATTATTTCTTGATACTCAATCCCTGCTTATCGCTGCCTACGGCAACACTATACTTGCCCTTGACACTACATCGTGGAATCCAATGTGGAGCAATACTCTACCAGGTGATCAGTTCTCGAGTTCGTTGGTCACCGATGGCGTATCTGTATTCGCCGGAACCCTGGGAGGAAACATGGTATCCTACAGCGCAACAACTGGATTTAAATATTGGACATATCCAACTGGGACGCTGCCGATATGCAATGCTCCGTTCCTATCAGGCAATCTATTGGCAACATTTGCGTCAAATAGCATATACATAATCAACAAGACACCTACCCGATTTGGAGGAGGAGCAGATACAATTGTAACCTTGTCTGGAATAGGAACCCTCCAGTCATCTCCCTTGTTATTCACTGATGTCCAAGCCACGACTTGGCTGTATTTCACGACAACAAGCGGGATCCTGTATGCTGCCGGCGGATTCCTCGG